ATGTTACCTATTCGCAGGTCACCGCCACCATGAGCGACTACATCGCAGCCGAATACTCGGACATCTTCCATCAGTCGCACATCAACTTTGATGAACGCCGCGAGCTGGTTGAGGTTGTTTCGAAGTCGATCGCCCGCCGCATGGACCAGCTCATCATTGATGCGCTGAATTCTGCCGGCTCGCCCTCGACTGTCTCCACCGATATCGGCGGCACTGGCACCAACATGAACATCGAAAAGCTCCGCGCTACTGCGAAGGCGATGAATGAGAAGAACGTGCCTTCAGAGGGCCGTTATCTTCTGATGCACGCTTCACAGCTCGATGCTCTGCTGGGCGAAACAGAAATCACTTCCCAAGATTTCGCATCTGTGAAAGCTCTGGTTCGCGGTGAGGTATCTTCGTTCATGGGCTTTGAAATCTTGACGATGGGTGACAGAGACGAAGGTGGCCTTCCAAAGCCGTCTACTCGTACTTGTTTCGCCTGGCATCGTGATTCGATGGGCTATGCTGAGTCAATGGCTCAGAAAAGTGAAGTAAATTATATCCCAGAAAAAACTAGCTTCCTGGTATCTTCAATGTTTTCGGCTGGCGCTGTCGCCATCGATGACGAAGGTATCGTGAAGATTAGCTGTACTGAATAAGGAGAGTAAAATATGGCTTATTCATCAACTGGTCTTAGCGTTATCTCTGCTTCAAAGCGCGGCAACGCACCTTCAATCTATGCATATTCCGAAAACAACACTAAGGCGAATATGACAGCTTCCGGGTATTTCAATAACCTATCAGACACCTTGCAGGTGGGTGACCTAGTCATCCTGTATGATACAGGAACACCGACAATGACCTTGTCAGTTGTTATGTCTAACTCAAGCGGCACTGTTGACTTGTCAAACGGCACCGCTGTGGATGTGACAGCTGGCTCTTAATCTCCCTGACGGGGGCCGATCCAACCGGCCCCCTCTAAACTACAGGAGGGCGGAATGGCTGCCGGCGATACCGATTTATCTATATGCTCAGATGCTTTGATATTGCTGGGTGCTTCCCCGCTCTCCTCTTTTAATGAGGGCACAGACGCTGCCCAGGTGTGTGACCGCCTCTACCCAGACTTCCGGGACAGTATGTTGTCCAGGTATCCCTGGAGCTGGAGCTACAAAAAAATCCAGCTGGCCCGTCTAAGCACCACACCCCTTAATGAATTTGCGTATGCTTACCAGCTGCCTGGCGATATGCTGTCGGGCGTTCAAGCTGTTTTCGAGACGACAGCAACAAACCAGGCTCCAATAAATGACGGCTGGGAAATCTACGGCACAGAGTTGTATACAGACTTAAACACAGTCTACATCGATTATCAGACATCTGTTGATGAAAGCCTGATGCCTAACTATTTTATTCAGCTGCTGCGTACAGCGTTTGCAGCGGAGATTGCAGTCACAATTACAGACCAGGCGACAAAAGCCGACTATTTCCGTGGCCTAGCTTATGGCACGCCTTCAGAGAATGGACGCGGCGGGTTATTCCGTGAGTCTGTGAATATCGACAGCCGTGGCCGGCTGCCGCAGATTATTGAAGATTATGCACTGATAGCGGTGAGATAATGGCGCGCATTGTTCAGTTTCAGACTAACTTTAGTGTAGGTGAGCTGGACCCGCTGCTGCGTGCCAGGACGGATTGCAGCAGTACCAGAACGCCCTGGAGGCTGCAGAGAACGTCACCATCCAGCCGCAGGGCGGAGCGAAGCGCAGAGCCGGGCTGGAGTTTATCCACGACTTTGGCAGCAGCTTCACAGCATTTAAACTCATCCCTTTTGAGTACAGCGTTGATGATAGCTATTTGCTGGTTGTTGTGGCCGGGCGGATATATGTCTTCAAGGCTGGCGTACTGCAGACTGACATCAATGGCAGCGGCAATGATTATATTGCTGTGTCTGATATTACAGCGGCAATGATTGATGAGATGACCTTTACCCAAGCTGTTGATACTTTAATACTGATGCACGAAGACTTAGAGCCACAACGCCTAGTTCGCAACAGCGACACCAGCTGGACTGTTAGCGCGCTGCCGATTACGCACGTTCCTTATTATGCGTATACGATAAGCACAGTAGCTGGCACGACTCTTACGGCCGATAGTTTCAATCATTTATCGCCAGATTCATCAGATGGCACTATTACGGTAGAAGCGCAGAAAAGCGGCAAAACCGCATCAGCTGTGTTTACGGAGTCTGCCAGTTATTATGAAAACCAATACATAAATGTTACGCCATTTGGGCGGCTGCGCATTATTCGCAAGGTAAGCACAAGTAAGCTAGAATGTTATGCTGAAGTGCCACTGTTTAATGACGAAGATATAGCACAGGCTGATTTTGAGTTTGAGCGGGGCTATGAGGATGTTTGGTCTTCATCGAGAGGCTGGCCGCGTTCTGCTGCCTTCCATGAGGGCCGCCTGTACTTTGGCGGTAGCAAGTCCCGGCCTAACACAATCTGGGGCAGCAAGGTGATCGACGACTTTAATTTTGATGTAGGCACTGCGCTTGATGATGAGGGCGTTGAAGCTACCATCAACACCAATCAACTGAACGTCATAGTTAATCTGAATCCTGGCCAGGACTTGCAGATATTTACAACAGGCGGTGAATTTATTGTCGCCCAGGCTGCAAACGAGCCTGTTACGCCGGCTAACTTCCTAGTCAAGCCGCAGAGCCGCCTGGGCAGTAAGCCTGGCGTGCCTATCGAGGACTTAGCTGGTGCAACAATTATCGTGCAACGCCAGGGCAAATCGCTTATCAGCTTTCAGTTTACAGATGCTACAGCAAGCTATGGCAGTCAGCCGCTTTCTGTTTTAAGCAGTCATTTGCTAAACGACCCGATAGACTTGTCTATCCGCCGGGCAACGTCTACAGACGAAACAGAAGCGCACCATAAACAGCACAGATGTTTACTACCTGGAGAAGTTTGACGAAGACTTGACCCTGGATAGCGCAACGCAAGGCGCAGCAGCCTCGTCAGTGACGATGACGCATCTCAATGGGGAAGAAGTACAGATTATCAGAGATGGCGTTCTGGAGGACGCACAGACGGTTCCGGCTAGTCCGCATACTGTGACGTTCGACACAGCTGCGACAAGCAGCCACCAGGTCGGGCTGAACTACGATGTCACTATCAAGACCATGCCGGCGGAGCCAAAGTTGCCGCAGGGGACTGTCCAGGGCGTAAACAAGCGTATTGTCCAGGTGGACGCTATCGTGCATGAGACACAGAACATGAGCATCAATGGCAAGCTGGTTCCGTTCCGTAAGTTTGGCACTGGTGTCCTGGGGCAGCCGGTCCAAGAGTTTACCGGCACAAAGACTGTTCATGGATTGCTGGGCTTCAGCAACACCGGGCAGATCACAATAACACAGAGCGTACCGTTGAAGATGACGGTGTTGGGTATCGAATACAGAATGAGCGTAGGTAACTAATATGGCACAGATGGCGATGGCGGGTTTCTCCGCGTTTATGCAAATAAGAGCTGGTCAAGCGCAGAAGGCTATGTATAACGCCCAGGCTGCCCAGGCGCAGATACAGGGCCGCGCTAAAGCATTAGAGGCAAAGCAGAAGGGCGTAGCAGTTTTGACGCGCTTGAATGAGACGCTGGCTACTACTGCATCCAGGGCAGCAAGCGGCAGCGGCATAGTCAATACGCTATCGCTTACAAACTACGCAATGAAGGAAGGCGCAACAGAGTATTACACAACCAAGGACAACGCTACCCTGGCTGTGGGTCAAGCAAACCATCAAGCATCTATTTACAAAACCGCTGGCAAGCAAGCGATGCTCGGTGCGATTGCTGGTGCATCTGGCACGCTTGGTCAGGGTTACTTCAACCAGGGCCAGGTTGGCTGGCCCGGGAGTGCATAATGGCACGCAGACCTAGATACCAAAGAGTAGGTGTTGGCCTAGACAGACCGGCCCAGGTTGACTTTGCCGGTTTGCGTGAGACTGCGCGGACAGCACAAACGATATCGCAACAAATCGATAGGATGAGTCAGTTTGTCTACAAGGAACAGGAACGAGCTGCTGAACAG